AGAAACCAAATTAAGAAGCATCAGGCACTGTACCCAATATACGGTAAGTTGCACCATAAACAGGTAAAGCAATAGTTTCCTCAATCCTGATCATTACCTGGTTTGTGGCAGCTAATGAAGCATGTTGATTAAAGAACTCCATCCTTACCCCTTCCTGTACAAGCAGATCAACACCCATGGCTGATTCGATGAAGTAATCGCCAACATTTAAGGCGGTTGTTTTGTAAACCGGAACGCCGCTGATGTAAAGCTGGTTGCCAACAAAAACCACGTTTTTCGGCAAATCAAATTCACCTGATCCGCTGGCTTTTGCCTTAAATATTTCCAGTAACGGAGCCGGACGCATGAAAATTGCTGTTGCAAGGCGCTTGTATGTATCTTCCAGCAATGCCATATCATCAATAATAGCCTCACACAAGGTTGTTGCTGTTGATGTGCTTGCTGTATAGTTACCGGTATTCAAAATACCGTCCAGGTTTGGTGTACTGCCATCACCGTAAAGGATCTGAGCATCTTCAACATCCAGTAATTTTTCAGGAACCCTCATATTCAGAAAGTTCATAAAATTAGGAATGTTGTTTAATGCTTTTTTGCTGGCAATCATAATACCTGCGATTGTTTCAAACTTTACGCTTGATTCAATCAAATCAACATCAAAAGAAGGCTTTAAACCGGTTGCAGGGTTTGTAGCTGCTGCAGCCTGCTTTTCAGATGTTGGAGCCGGTGCGCCTTCGCCAACCCCGTTTTCTTTCATGAAATAATAATCGGTACCAGGCCCGGCGGGATAGGTAGGAATAAAATTTCTGATATGGTTTATCTGATTCGGGTTTGTGATAATACCGGGTTTGTAAATAGCACCCCAAACAGATCCTCCGGTAACATTCGCTGTTGACACATCGGCAACGGCTTTTTGCTCCGGCAAATTACCCCCCTTCAGTTCGATCTGCAATTTTGTTGTTTCACCTTTGATGAACTTTGCAACATCATCACCTTTCTCTTCCAGCATTTCTTTAACATGCTCACCAAAGGATTTAATTTCAGGTTGCTTTAAAACCGGTGTACGGTCTTTACCAACCCTGGTTTGCAACTGATCAAAGGCTTTGATGGTAACATCCAGGTCAGCACGTAATGCCTTAATCTCATCATCTTTGGCTGTTTTAGCAGCTTCCAATGCTGTATTAATAGCATCCATTTTCTCCTCAAAGTTTTTTACTTCATCTGCCCCTTTCAGTTCAAATAAAGCCTTTTGAAGTTCAAAGGATTTTTTAACATCCTCCGGCCCTTTAATTTCAAAGGCTTCGTAGGCATCTTCGGCGGCTTTGATTTCGGTTGCCCTTTGTTTTTTTTCTGCTTCGATTTGAGCAGCGGTTTTCTTTTCCATAATTATTTTTTTAATTAGTTAAATTAATTTTTATTAAACCATTCGCTCCATACACTGGCACCCGGCTCTTTATGAGTGAATGCGGTATTGTATTCCTGAATGAATTGTTTTGTGTTTTCTACTTCGATAAGCATTGCATTAATACAGCCATCAGATGCTTTCGTATTTCGGCAAAACCTTTCAAGTGTTGTCAGATGCCTTTCAAATTCTTTTATTTCATCCGGTGTAACACCTTCAAATGCTTTATTAACCTGCATAATACCGGCTTTAATATTAGCTGGCATCTTTGTAAGGACAGAAGTTTCATAATGTTTAACCTCTTTTAGTTCCCTGATCTTTTGGCCTTTAACGGTAATGATATTGCTCTTTACAGTGGCATAACCGAATGATGCTTTTTTAATTACACCTTCATCCATCATTGTTAAAACATCGTTACCCAGGGTATGAGTTCCCAGCCACGCCTTTGTATAAGCAAACTTGTCATCTTCGTAAACGTCAACTACCTTACCAGGGGCTTGTTCATCATTATGGTTTAAGTAAAATGAAATGTTTGCTTTATCCTCATTCCATGATTTATTAAACATTTCTTTTCGGCTAATATCCTTTGTAAAATCAATATTATCATAAGCGGCGTGAGCAATGATGGCGGTACGTTTGGTTTTATCCAAATCCTTAAGCTCAAATGATATAGATTTTCTTTCCACAGTATAAAAATAAATTTAAAATATGTTTGTTCGTGGTGTTATTTTTACTACCTTAGCAGTATGGCATCAACATCGGTTAAAATTGATAATGATATTTACGGAAAAGTTATTGAGCATACGCAAAATAACGGTAGTAAAATTGGCAAATTCTTTGAGATTGCCGCTAAGGAAAAACTTGAACGGGAAAAAACTTTATTGCCTAACTGGCCAATTAAAAAAGAAACGAAATGAACTACTCACCAAAAGATTATTTAAAAACAATCCGCAACGAAATGACCGAAGTTATAATACACTTAAGACCTTGGAAAGGTAAAATAGGCAACTACTGTTTTATGGCTGATTTATCTAAACCAATACAAGATCAGGTTAAAGATGTCATTAATGAACTGAAGTCTAATAAGACCTACAGGCGAAGGACTGTTACAGGGTACACTGTGCCTTTTCATTATGTTATTCAATAACCTCAAACACCACCGTACACCTGCAATTTACAACTTCTTTGGCCGGCACTTCTAATCCATTGGGCTGCTTTCTTACTCCCGGCTGCATCATCAAAGTACCATTAACATTGAAAGGCTGATCAATATGAACTTTTGCATCATCAACTATCCTATGGGAGTGCCGGGTTCTTTTATCATCAACAGAAAGCCATATCTTATTTTTATCAATACCCGATTCTTTCGCCTGGATAACTGCAGCACCATTGGCAGCGGTTACCGTTTCAGTACGTGCAATACGCCGGGCACGCATAGCACCCAATTCGCTGTTAGCCTCCAATGCCCGTACCTGTTCATTAATACTGGCACCGGATAAAGCGGCATCGCTCAATACCCTTACAATAACTTCACGGGTGTATGCAGTTATACCCTCCGCATCATTAAGCAGATCAATACCATAGTATTGCCGCATCAGGTCAACAATACGCTGACTGAAACCCATCGGCATCCGGTCCTTTAGCAGTATATCAATGTCCGGTATATCTCCTTTGTATTCAAATCTCCTGTGCCCATATTTTAGTCCGGCTGTTGCGTTTCTAATTAACAATTTACTTTTATGTGCCCACAGCGGGCCAACGGTTGTGTAAAGATCAACAAGTACTTCGTAAATAGGTGTGCTGGTAATATATCCAAGTGAAACGAATTGACGGATCTGTGTTTTTAAAGCTGCCTTAAATTTTACTGTGTAGATTCTTTCATACCGCTTTTGAAAACGATCCCACTTGTAATGATATAGTTTTTTTTCGGCGGCGGTCATCCGGAACGTTGTTTTTTTTCAATTATAAGACAAATAATTATACCAATTAAAAATACTGCAGAAATGATGTAGCTGTTCATACTTTTATCTCGATTGTCAACCCATGATTACCCGGGTTTAATTTATCAGCAATCTTTTCCTTAACCTCCCTTACAAGTTCCCGGTGAGCTGCTTGTTTGGTTGGGCATGTTGGCCGGGGTAAGAATTGCAGTAACATAAATTCAACACGCCCGGTTATCTTTGTTGCTATTTCATCGGAGGTCATATCTTTTCACCGTATAAATTATAACCGTATTTACAAAGCCGGTTTAAAAACAGGTAGTAATATTTACCACGATTACCAAATGCCCAAACAACTTCACACAGTATCTTATTGTACCACCACCCAAAAGGTTTGCTGTATGTTGTATTTACTTTACTCCAGCTCATTCTATCGGAGGTAATGGTTCAAAATCATCTATAGGCTGGTAGCCGGATTTGATCAATGGCCTGTCCATATCAGGGTTAGGATCACGCTGATAACCCATAGCCTCTAATATATCGTTAGGTATCATTACCGGGGATGCAGCCATAGCGGTCATTAACTCAAGCTGTGTTCTCTGCAAATCCTTTATACCGCCTACATCAAATTTTACAGTTCTGTAACCAACCCCAAAATCTGTAACCAGCTCATTGTTGAAAGCATCCTCAACCATAGAGAACTTTGGTATAATAGCATCAGTCCACATACTTTGCCTCATTTCCCGCACGTTGCTTTCAGTACTGGCAGCATTTGAATTAAACAAGATATTTGAAACAGAAAAAGCGTTGTAAATTTTATCATCATCCAGTTTCTCCATATCAATTGAAGCAAGGTCAACAAGGCTGCTACCTATAGAAAAATAACCGGCTTCTCCTGCTGTAACAAAAACAGATCCTTTGTTATCAGGGTTCTTTATAAATCTGCCAAAATTATCTTTCATGGCATCTACAACTGGCTTACTTTGTACATTATGCGGTAAATCTTTAAAATACATTACACCCGGAACCCCGCCATTCTGCATTTGTGATACAGAATTAGCCATATTTGAATCGTACCTTGTAAGTCTGCGTAATAATGCTTCAATAGGCCCAAATGCTCTCCAGGATTCACGATAATCATCTGATGGGTTAAACCCGTGGATGTATATTATTTCATCTGCTTCAAAATACATATCAACTCCCCTGCTGTAATCTTTATACCAATACCCAGCAACCTCTTCAGGGAATGTATCAGTTAAGACGATTGTTACGAAATTTGGATTAAAGAAATGTACCTTTTCTACCTTACCATTAACGCCCAAAGTCTTTTGCTTAAAAATAAAACATTCATTTTTTAAGAATAGCCAAAAAAACATTTCAAACCGCTTCATGTATGTTAGCGATTTTAAGAACACTACAAATTTATCTGTATCTGGCAAATCTTCATCATCCATGTTATACCCATATAAAGGAACTGAAGCAGCTTTGTTGGAAAGTTTTTGAACAACGCTGAAAATAGTATCAAATTTTTTGTATGCAGCAATAATTTTATAACTATACCACGCTGGATAAATTTGATTCATTGCCTGGA